CAGGGCGGTAGTGGGGTCCCTACACATTATCCACTCATCTAACACAGGGTCCAAGCAAACGGGCCGTGTTTGGCAGAATTCTACTTGCTCAAACAGGTAAGCGGGTGGTTCGGTTTTCATGTTGATTCCAAAATCCATGAACCACTCCTTCAGGCCGTTAAGCCGGTGTAACTGACTGCGCTCCATAAATAGCATGCAATCATCCCCATTGTTAGCGAGTTCAGCGTTGAGCCCCACCTCCTCGCAAAACCTCCTAACAAGAACGCACATAATCAAACAGTTACCCAATGATGTATTCATATCCCCACTAGCTCTAGTTCCCACAGACTCGTACGTTAGCTTGTAGCCATCAAGAAATGCAAACCCTTTGTTCTTGAGTTGTACATTTAACAACTTTCTCAGTTCCGAACAGCGAAAAATACTATTATAAACGCTGTGCTCCCATTTAAGGGCATCGAAGCTAATATGTTGATCAAATCTTGAAGCATCCAAACCAACGGCCACAGGACTAGTGAAGGTACACCACTTGCGTCTAAGCTGTGCCGCACAATCCTTAAAATCCACCCCCTTCATCACGACCATGTCCCCCTCATCGCAATCCCATAGGGCGGCTAGAGCTGAATACAATTCCTTCTCAACTCGCCGCGTATACCGGCCCAGGGCATAGTTATAAACAGGTGTGCGGGGCTGAATGACCCTGGGACATGGGTCATCCTTTTTCGTGAAGTTAATCTTTTCATTCTTCACGAAAGCCTTTATTTTACTATCCCTCGCACTCCAACCTCGTCTGTTGTACTCTTCTGCTGCAGCTGCATACAGCGCGCGCTTGTTAGCGGGACTCTGCTCAAGGAACTCGCGTTCCGTGAGTGGTTCAACCATGGCCGACTTGCGCACACTTGCTGCAATGCTCCGAGACACTCCTGACAATGTCTGCCACTTACCTTTTAACGGTTGTGGGGTTGGTTTCAAACCTGGGCCATCTTCGACATTGAATACACGCTCATTCAACGCACGAAGCAGGTTTGGTAGACTATTTGTTTGCGACCCGAACTCCTGCCTACTCGACATGTGGGGCGCAACAATCACATATCGCATACGGCTAGGCGGAGCACCCTCATGGCGTACTAGCGAAATTCCCCTCAACTCGACGTCCCCATGGTATTTGGGACTCCGAGTTGTTTTCGCTTCAACGCGCACGAGGCACCCCTACATGGCCCGTGCTTGGCCTTCACCCGCCAGTCGGCGCCAGAACTCGTCGCTCTCGTCCTTGAGGTAGTAGGCAGCACACACCGCCGTCATGTAAAAACACGCCTGGCGACGGTGGATCTCAATGAAGCGCTGTTCCCCGTTGTGGAAAACCTCGTAGCCTCCATTTTCAATTGCTTCCATAACTTCCTTCTTCACTAAGGACTTGAGTGCAGCTCTGTCGTTATCGCTACTGGTGAGTGGCGCCTTCTCGGCGCATTTCACAGCTTCCACCATGGCCTTTACGACCACAACGGACCTATGAAATCGGACTGCAGCACGGTGCATGACGCGGTGGCGCTTTAGCCCCACCCCGAACACGCGATTCAACACGTACTCACCAAAAGGCAGCACTGGTTGAACCTCCACAGGGTCCGCTCCCCATGTATCTACACCTGAATAGGCTGCGGTCGCTTTAGCAACCTCTTCGTTGGCCATCCTTTTGCCGGTGAACTTCGTCCACCCGGCCATCCAGGAAATCCCCGGCCGACAGGGGGCGACCGTGCCAAGTGCCTCAGCAGCACTGTTATCGCTGAATTTGGGGCCATCTTGCCATGGCGTTAAGGCCGACGCGCCAGGGGGAACGGAGTCCTGCCCTTGATCTGGCACGACATCGTCAGCCTCATGGTTGTCGATGTCGTTGATGTCCCGTGACCAGATTGCTAGTTGGCGTTCAGAAACACCATCGGCGGAATCGTCCGCTGCTGCGCCGAGGCTGTTGACACCATCGTCGTCAGCCCTAGGCAACACTGGACTCGATGCCCGCGGCTTGCAATCTGGTGCGTCGCTATGAGGCACGGGTGTGACGGGACTGGGCTTATCCCCACTCTTGTCCCTGATACCCCTGCGCCTTCTAGCGGCACTGCCCTGGGCGGGGCTTGGCTGGGGGTTAGGTTCACCAATCATTGCTCGTAGCTTTGCTTGGCTATCCTCCAACTCGGCGAGTATGCGCTCAACCGACCAGACGGGCTCTATACCGTGGCCAGTTGTTGAGTTGGGCTGAGAGTCCCCCAAAGCACCGATGGGGTTAAACGAACCCCCAAAGGTGCCGGGCCATGTGTTGGCCCTGTATGCAGTA